AATGTCAATTTCAGAGTCGAACACTCATCGTGCCGTTGTTTACAACCCACCCGTTGCACCACCCGGTCTTGAACCCCGTGAGTACAAAGCGCCAATCCTTTTGTCAGAGGATACTTCTTTTGAAGCCCGTCTGGCATTGGATGCATATTGTTCAGATTCGTTCTCGCGTATTGATTATAGCAAAGAAGTCAATGTCCATCCATCTCATGAAGTAACTAATACGTTACGTCGTGTGATTTACGATGATCTATCTCAGTTTAAACCTACTGGTTTGATCGCCCCATCACTTGCTCAACTTCGTGCCACTTATAGCACAAAAGTTGTATTTGCCCCTATCCTGGATCAATCCGATCCCATTCGTGTAAAGAAGTTAAATGACTTCATTAAACGTACCAAATCGAAAGTTAAACTTTTACAGGTTAAAGTTGAAGAAGACACTACTAAGTCAGAGATTCTTGCAGCTGTGGATGTATATCCAATTGTTGCAAGCCCTGATGCAGTTTTTAAAGTGCTTACCCAGCATAAGAGCGATCATTTGTTTTGGGCTGGCATGTTGCCTCCAGCATTTTACACTAGTAAGACTGACTTTACCAATTTTTTCGGAATTACCGTTACCACCAATGAAAACATTTTATCAGTAGTTACTGATGTAGATGATAAGAATTACGACAGTGACCCCCTCCCTTACATTAAGTTTTGGGAAGGTGCGAGTCACGTCGGCCCTGATCGTAAGGTTGTTAATTACAAAGTTGAAAAACAACGTGGAATTTATTCCATTGTTCACTTTTGGATCACTGATACCTTTGACTATCCAGAGCCTACCGGCCGTATTTTACCATTTCCTGTCGAACCTCCTCGTTTTGACAAAGTGCCAAGATTTTGTGCTCCACTTTACTTAGACCTTATTGGTTGTGTTACTCATCGTAGTCAAACAGCCAATTTGGACCAGGCGTGTAAGTACGTTCTCAGACAGCACCGAGACAAAGGCCTGTGGGTCGAGACAGCAGTTGACCACTTACGTTATTATTATATGGAAATGTCTGCTAAGAAGATTGAGCGTGAATTGCTTGATCACAAGGCCAAGATCCACAATTCTAATGCTAATGTTTATGATGAAGTAACTAATCCTTTTAACCACAAATATATGATGTGGCTTTTTAAAGCCTTGTCTTATATTGCGTCTGCAATTAGACCTTTTTCTGAAACTGTAGCTGATTGGTTTCATTCAGCTGCACAGAAGGTCCGCATGCACTCCTTGGAAGGAGTGTTTGATGTTGCTATTGATATTGTACGTGGGGCTGTTGATTTCTGTGTCTCTCACTTCGATGAGTTTACCAGCATGATTAAGTCTAATGTATTTGAGAGTGTCCGTTCTGGTGCAAAATATTGCGCCAGTAAGGCTAAGTCTACCGGTTCGTCCATTTGGAAATCCATTTTATCTTTTTTAATTTGGATTCGTGATTACATCTTCGGTTATAAAACTAAAGCTGGTGCCGACGTTATTGTCGAGCTCCCACCTTTAGATACTGATGATGCTACAGTCCAGGATATCGGAGAGTTCTCCCATCATACTAATATCCTAACTCAGGTTTTACCTACTATTATCGGAGTGCCACAACCTGACATTTTAAATGATTCAACTGACATTCGTCAGCAAGTTGAAGCACGCCGTTATGCTGTTCGGCCCGAAGAGAAGTTTCTTTTAGAAAACCTCCCTTGGGCTTATGATGCAGCCACTATTTTGGCTGAGGACATCATTCGTGAAGCCCCTGAGGATTTTAGGAATATGATTGAGGAGTTACCCTCTCCTGGACCTACTATTGCTGACCACATTGTTTCCCAGGATTTTTTGATCGCTGGGTCAGTGGTATGTCCGCAACACGACGAAACCAGCGAATTAGAGGACGGAGACAGCTCTCATACGACACATGTACGTGGCGAACTTTGCGAGCTATTGAATTATTCCCGAAGCGAGAGAAAATTCTCTCCGGAAAGTACAATCACATTATCTCCTCACGCAATCAAGCAATGCAATCATTATGGGGCCCTTATGTATGGGTTGCAGAAAAGTTGGTCTATTCACATTCAGCCTTCGCTCAATGTTGGACTCAAGAGGATTATGGCAGCTTCCATAAGAAAGCTTATGATTTGTTGGGCGATCATGTCTCTATTGCTGTGGATTGCACAGCTTGGGACGCCCATGTTGGTAAACACCTCCTTCTTGTTGAGCAGCATTTCTTCCGTAAGTTATTGGGTCATCACTGTCCTGACCGTGCTTTGTTCTCCGCTTTATCTGATGGCGTATGTTCTTACCGTTCTGGCCGCACCTTGCGGCTTCGTGATTATCGCTTTAGTGGCGATATGCATACTTCATTGGGTAATGGAGTTCTTAACTTTATTATATGCAACATGTTGCTGCGAAAAGTTGGACTCCACTACCGAGATACAGCACTATTATCAGTCAAAGGAGACGACAGTGACATACGAGTTCGATACCCGATTGATGGTGGCATCATTTGTCGCCATTTCGCATCAGTCGGACACCTGGCTAAAGTCAATGTGGTCCAAGCTTACGAAACAGAGTTTGCCTCTCATTACTACCTCCCAGTTACTGATACCAGCTACACTGCTTTCCGCCTTCCATGGAAGACAATTGTACGCTCACCGTTTATTGTTGGTAGTTATGGAACCAATGAGTCCGCGAGACGCGCTCTCGCGGTTGCTCAGTGTGAGTTTCTGGAAAACTGTGGTCAGCCTATACTTAGTGCTCTATCGCGTTACTGGCTTAGAATGGCCAGTTTATATGCTACGAGACCTCTATTTGACCTCGATACGAAGTACCGATGGTCCCGGCTCACCGGAAAGTTTAACATACCAAATCGCG